CACCGTGCGTGGACAGATCACCGGTGAATCCTTAGACTTAGGCATCATTGATGATCCGATCAAGGGGCGCGAAGATGCAAGGTCTGCTCTTGTACGTGAGAAAACTTGGGAATGGTTTACCGATGACTTCTTCACCCGATTTAGTGAAGATGCTGGGCTGCTAGCCATCATGACACGTTGGCACATTGATGATCCAATTGGCCGCTTGAAGCTTACATTTGGCGACCAGATTAAAAGCCTTTCCTACCCAGCGCTTGCCACAAAGAGTGATGAGCACCGTGAAGTCGGTGAAGCCCTTTTTCCACAATTAAAGAGCAAAGAATTCTTAGAAGAACGCCGGACCATCATGGGCACGTTGAACTTTGAAGCGTTGTACCAACAAAATCCGCAAATTGAAGGTGGCGAGATTATCAAGGGTCAGTATTTTAGGCTCTATGAAACTCTTCCAGTTATAAAGCATCGTATAATCTTCGCAGATACTGCACAAAAGACAGCAGAACGAAACGATTATTCGGTGTTTGAGTGTTGGGGAGCAGGTGTTGATGGCAATGCGTATCTGATTGACTTGATTCGGGGCAAGTGGGAAGCTCCAGAACTTCGCAGACGAGCTGTGACTTTCTGGCAAAAGCACAAAGCACTGAATGGCCCAGAATTGGGTGTTCTTCGTAAAATGAAAATCGAAGACAAGGCATCAGGAACTGGATTGATCCAAGACATGAAGTCAGAAGGCCTAGTGCTTGTTGAAGGTGTCGAACGGACAAAAGACAAGTACACCAGGGTGCTCGACGTGGTCGGGTACATCGAAGCTGGAAAGGTCCATCTGCCTAAAAATGCACCTTGGCTCAACGACTTCATCACCGAGTGCGAAAGTTTTACTGCAGACGATTCGCACATGCATGACGATCAAATCGATCCAATGATTGACGCGATCAACGAATTTTTAGTTGTTTCATCAACCCTTGCCATCTGGCAAAAACTTGGGAGATAATCAGTGTCAATCCTTTCAACAATTCTTAATGCGAAGCGAATCGAAATCGACGCTGTGGTTACCAAGGCTGATGGAACTATCGTCAATCATGGCACAGTTGCTTTTTACGATCGCAATCCTGTTTCTATGCTCTGCTGGAATCTCAAACAAGCTCTCTTGCGCGGCTCAAAGCGCGTATCAACTCTCTTTAAAGGACAATAATTATGGCCACATTACTTGTTAACACTGGACGCGCAATCATCACTAACCGCTTGAATTCTGGCGGAACAATTCCATCATTCGTTGCGTGGGGCACAGGCGCTGGCACAACTGGTCAAACAGATACCACGTTATTTGCTGAAGTATCTCCACGAGTAGCCGGTACAGTTACCCAACAAACTACAAACACCACAAACGATACATTTCAAGTTGTAGCCACGCAAGTAGCAGCAACACCTGAAACAATCACAAATGCTGGTTTGTTTGACGCATTGACATCAGGTAATCTGTTTGTGAAGGGTGATTTTGCAGGTATTCCTTTGCAGGCAAACGACTCGATTCAGTTCACATTCCGCGTTTCATTTAGTTAATTAGGATCGCCAAATGGCGTTAATTAACAATGATCGTGTCCGTGAAACAACGGCCGTAACTGGTACAGGTCCTGCGACGCTCTTAGGAGTTGCGTTAGGTCCTTACCAGTCTTTTAGTTCTGGTATCGGCGACGGAAATACTTGTTACTACTGCATCAGTGATCAGGGGACTGGAACAAACTGGGAAGTTGGTCTTGGTTCGTATTCTGTTTCAAGCAACGCACTTACAAGAACAACTCCACTTCGTTCATCTAACAGCAACGCGCTTGTTAACTTCTCCACAGGAATTAAAGACATCTTTGTTGTGTACCCCGCAGCTAAGGCTGTTGTGCAAGATGCAAATGGCGAAGTCACATTCAACCCATCAACAACAGCTGCAGCTTCGTTTAACATTCCACAGGGTGTTGCACCTACAGCTCCGTTAACTGGTGATATTTGGCAAGAGGCCAATGGCTACTTCTCAAAGAACACTTCTTACATCAGCCAAATAGATCTTCGTGGCAATACGCCTGGCGTACTTACAGCTCCGACAATCACAGTTGATGCTGGTGGCGCAACGTTTAGCGCAAGTTCAGTTAAAGCGTTGTTGTTTAGCCAAACAGGTTGGACTGGTGATTTAAAGACTTACACCATCCCAGCAGCTTCAGGTTTAGCACTGACTGACCAGTCGGCGAACTACCTAGTTGTTAGCTACAACAGTGGAACACCTGTTTATTCAGTTACCACAAACGTCGGAAACATTGACAACTCCGCAATTGTTGGTGCCACGCTACTTTGGCGCAATGGCACAGCAGTTCACTATCAGCCCATCAACTGGGGCTTGTCAACCGCATCAAGATTAAATCGCCGCTTAGTTCAGACAAACCGATATCAATGGGCTTCGGGCTTAGCGTTAGGTGAATCAACAGGCAACGTGATTACTGTAGGTGCTGGCGTCATTTGGTACGGTGTAAATCAGTACAATGAAACTGCGCAAACATCTGCTTCGTCAAATGCCGAATTTTGGTATCACTCAGCAGGAGCTTGGACAAGCTCAACAGTTTCAACATACAACAACACCCAATACGACAACGGCACAAATTTAGCTTCATTAGCCGCTTCTCAATACGCTGTAAACTGGGTGTATCGCTACATTGACGGATCTGGCTTACCTAAGATAGCTTATGTTTTGGGCACTGGCTCGTACAATTTAAACCAGGCAATTACTGCAAGCGTTCCAACACCACCTGCAATCTTGTCGACAATGGCAATTTTAGTTGGTCGTATCATTGTTCAAAATGGTGCTGCAACAGCAACTGAGATTGATTCTGCATTTACGCAAGTGTTTTCAGGCACAACAGTCGCAGACCACAATAGCTTGGGTGGACTTCAAGGTGGCGCAGCATCTCAGTACTACCATTTAACACTGGCCCAATACAATGAACTTGCCGGTGTTCAAACAGCAAATCAAGTATTTGCAGGGCCTTCTAGTGGCGCAGCAGCGGTTCCAGGATTTAGATCTTTAGTTCAGTCTGACTTACCTGCAGGTTTTTCTGAGTTTGCATCTGGAACAGTACTAATATTCCAGCAAACAGCAGCTCCTACAGGATGGACAAAGATAACTACAAACGATAATGCTGCTTTGCGCGTCGTTAGTGGAACTGCAGGAACTGGTGGTACGGTAGCATTTACAACAGCTTTTGCGTCTCAAGCGGTATCGGGAACAAACGCCAATACTACTGCATCTGGTACAAATGCAGTGTCTGGTAGCGTTGATGGTACAGCAATCACCACAGCTCAAATGCCATCGCATAACCACGGTATCAATGACCCTGGTCACGCCCACGGTGTTGCTGATCCAACTCACGCCCACGGACAAGGTGCTTATGGTAACTGGCCAGTAAACCCAGGTTCTTACTGGAACTTGGCAGCTCCTACAAGTACAGCAGGAGCATATACAGGTATTGGTATTTACGGCGCAGGAACTGGTATCAGCACGCAAGCTAACGGTAGCAATGCAGCTCACTCACACGGAGTATCAGGCGTAGCTGTTGCCTTTACTGGAGCAGCTCACACGCATACATTTACGGGCACAGCAATCAATCTCGCCGTAAAATATGTAGACGTAATTGCAGCATCTAAAAATTAAAGGATAAAGAAAAATGTCTGACGCTCCGTATGTTCCACCTTATATCCCACCTGTAAACCCAGCTGATATTCCTCCAGGATGCTATTTTGTGTGGAATCATGAACTACAACGATATGACTATCCACCAATACCAGCTCCAATCTCAGATCAGAACTTTCCTGAGCCTTTAGTAAATCAACCTACAACCCCATAAAATGGGTGCTCTAGAGGTACGAAAAAACGTACTAGATGCCGAATTACTAAACGAGCTGCATTTATTTACGCGGCAAGGTATGGCTCCGACAAGGATTAACTTCTTTAACTGGAGCCAATCAGTAGTTCAATCTAGCAATGCGATTTTCTTTTTTGAGTTAGAAGATGAGTTGAAGCAAAAGATCATCTCTACCTTGTTAGAAAAAGGGATCATTAAAAAGCAACCTAAGAGATATGCAGCCAATGTTGCACTGTACTCTAGACAATCTTTTATTCCTTGGCATGATGATGGTAGTCACCTAACTTCAATCACCATCTACCTCAATCAAGAATGGAGTAAAGATTGGGGCGGATATTTTGCGTATGAAGAAGGTGAAGAAGTTAAAGCAATTGTGCCAACGTATAACACATGCGTAGCTTTTGAACCTCCCTTGATGCATAGTGTTACATTAACTAATCTAAACGCCCCATTTAGGGAAAGCCTACAAATCTTTATTGACGAGTTTGAAGATGCAAATTGAACCAAAAGCTAATTGCCCATTAGACGGCTTTAACCCATGCAGAAAACTAGATTGCGCGTGGTTTATGAAAGTCGCCGGTAAAAACCCCAACACAGGAAAAGATGTTGAAGAGTGGGGTTGCGCGATGGCTTGGCTTCCTATTATGATGGTTGAAAATAGTCAACAACAACGCCAAACAGGCGCAGCTGTTGAGTCGTTTCGTAATGAAATGGTGAAGTCAAATCAATCGACTCAAAGAATTCTTTTGGCCACTGCAAATTTTCCAAGCACGCCAAATCTTATTGACGAGTCAAAATAGTTTTATAGGGGCTCATAATGTTCTCTGGATCTTCGTTCTCTGAAACTCCTTATTCAAGTATTAAGTCAGGAAACTCGTTTATAAAGGTGATGACCATTTCAGTCACATCTTTCGTAGCAAGATCTACGCTAACATTGAAAAATATTTTGATTTCTTGCATTTCAGCTGTTTCAATGTTGAAAATGGTCAATAAGAACTTAGCGGTGTTAGTTTTGGCTGCGGTGTCTCAATTAAGAGCCATTAGCAAAACCATAGCGTTTTTTATTACTACCACATTAGTTGTCCAATTGTCGATGATAAAGACCTTTGTGCTTAGTGCA